TAATTATTTAACTGCGTCTTTCTGATATAAATATATTTGATTTTCATAAAGTATCCTAAAACGTTGATACATAAGCCTTAATAGATTTAGAACATTTTCAAAAAAATGTAATATTCACATAGAAGTTTAAGCCTTATGCCCCTTTTGTGCCCCTTTTTATTTATGGTTCTTGCTGGACTCGAACCAGCGACCGAACGGTTAGCTTCCAACTGAGCTAAAGAACCTAGTATGATAATCTGTAGCACTTATCTTGGTTATTATATAAGATCTGTATGGATGGAACTGCAGATTATCAAGTGTGTGTAATTGAATGTTTTTCTCATCCACTAAAACTATTATAACAAACTACTATAAATAATTGACAATTGTCTGAAAAATTGTTAATATTTAAATTGTTAGTACCTCTTATGTTTTGTATATAGTAAACTTTTTCTGAATTTGTACTAACACTCATTATCCTCTAGTTGGACTCCTTGAAGTCATCCAGCTAGAGCTTTTTTATTTGAAAAAAGCCACTCCGAAGAATGGCTTGACTCTAGAAAGGAGATGAAATCTCACAAACATCCCGACTATATTATAGCATAAAAAAAGCGCCCCAGTTAGGAGAGGGACGCTAAGGAATGAATTTATTAAAAAAGTATTTTTTGGGATGTAAAAATTATATAACTTTCCATTTCCGTTGTCAAGAAAAAAGCGCCCTCGCTTTGGAAAAGAGCGCTTTATCTCTCCAGAAATACTTAGTTATTTGTACCTGTATTTGGAATAGCATTTACGATAAGGATATTATACTAATTTATCTTAAGAAAAACAGTAACATTTGTTAACAAAAAAGACCCCCAATTAAGGGGGATCAGTGTTAGAAGTTTAATTATAACAAACTTCTTAACGAGAACAAAGAAAAACGCCCCGGAGGGCGAGAATTTTAGTTACTCTGGAAGTAAACTAATTAAACTTATTATATTTTGTATTTCATTAATTGTTGAAAAAATAACAATTGATCCAATATCAGATATTGAAAAACTAACCTCTTCACCATCAACAGCGTATACTACCGCAATATTGCTTAATTCACCAGCATCATCGAAATCTTTAAACACATTGGTGTCTGTCACCCGTGTTCCTGTGATACTACTTCCATGGATTGTTTCAATTCTCACTTTACGAAATTGAGCTTTTTTAACATCCGTAGAGTCCTCAATAATTCGTGGTAAATTGTAAGCTATCTTTTGGTAATTTATACCAAATTCTTCAGATATATAATCAGAAATTTTATCACAACTTTTTTTATTTGCTAAAATAATTAGCTTACCAGTATCATTAGCGATTAGTATATCATATTCTACATTTACGATGACTTCCGTTGTATCTTGCCCAAATACTCTAGCTCTCAAAGGAATTACTTCATCCATAACTATGCGACATCTAGTATATGTTCCGATAACTTCATTTTTAAATAATTGAAAAGACAATTCCTCGTTGTGATCACTGACAACTTTTTCTTCTATTTTGGTAAAGTCCGCAATTTTTGTATTATCAAAAGTTAAACTTCCATCTACCCCATAAACTGATACAGACTGCATAATTCCCCTTTTACATCGTTAATATTAATTCAGCAATAACTCTTATATCGCTAAATTTTGTATCTACATAACTCATAGAATTCAACCCAACTCTTATATCGTTATCATCAAAAGCATTTTTTTCTAATGATGCGGCTGAAATAACCATAATAAATGATTTTATTTTATCTACCCCAATTTTTGTAACACTAGGATTTAGAAAAGGATTCTTTTTTGAATAATCCGATTTAAATGTAAATTTTTTATCTTCCATTCTAAATCTGTTATTTAAATCATCAAATAATCTATCTAGGGTATTAATATTTTTAATTGCAGATTTATACGATGAGTTAGGTACACTTATAAAAATTTCGTACTCGTACTCATCAATTTCGTTAATATTATGGCGAATTATGCTCACAATCATTGAATCCATCTGAAAAACAATTTTTTGTTTTGTCTGACTAATCTTCTTTACATTATTTCTATAATGTTTTTTGGTTTCATCGAATAGCGTTGTGATGCCTAATTGTTCAACTTTATCAAAGTTAAAAAAACCTGATATTTCAAAGTTAACATCTTTCTTAAATGAAAATATTTTATTTAATGAAATATAAAATTTGACCTTGTGAAAATAGAGCCATTGGAGTATTGCATAAATTATCGATAATAATCCTATGACGTTCACAAAATTACCTATCACATCGAACATAATTATACCTCACTCTCTATCTACTTATTGATATTATACCATTTAAAATATTGTAAAACCAAATTATTTTACTACTATTTTTTAAAATTGTCAAAAAAAACACCCGCCGAAGCGGGGTTAATTATTATGTTCTCGGGCTACCTATCATGGGTTTATAGTTTTCATGAAGTTCTTTCTTCAATAAACTTAAAATAAACTTCTCTGGATAATCTGCTGTTTCTTCGAGAAAATATATTATTAACTCTAAGTGATCTCGTATTTCTTTGTTTTCGAACAGCCCTAAATTCATTGCATATGTTTTATTTGAATCTGTTGTTTGTAGGTGGTTTTTAATTCTATTTACAATATTTTCGTTATTTTTTCCTATGTATAAATATTGAGTATCTAACACATTATTTATTTCTGAAAGGCTTTTCCCACCATTTTCTTTCTCAGATGCTTTTTTCATAGAATAAAGTTCTTTAATATTCTTTTTAGTTTTAAGACAGGTGCCTTCTTTGAATTTAAATAAATAAATACCTCCATTATTTTTGGTTGTTTGAAATAAGAAACTCAGTTTTTTGTATTCATTTTCATTTTCATTTCCTAGATCATATACTTCTTTACTAAAAACATCATTGTTTTTTAATTCATCTAACACAGCCAATATACTTGTTTTATCAGAACCTTTTTCAATAATTTCTTTATACGTAGTAAGTTTATTTATTGTTCCTTGTATCACAGCGCAAATATCCATCAATTATCTCCTTTATATCCATATTTTATACTTACTTCAATTCAATTACAAATATTATTAGAAACAAAAAAACTCTGACCGAAGTCAGGGTTTATTTTCTTAATTTCTAAGAATCATAACATGTAAATTTTGGACATTGTTCATAACCTACGTGATGTCGGTATAGCATTCTGCCACTTGTGGCAAAACCGAAAATTTTCGTCGTTGTTATTGAGGTAGTAAAGATACGTTACACCCCTAAAGTTTAGGATAATTAGGCTTACCCATTTTCTAAACTTTGCTAGTCATTGCTATCACTTTTTTCTGAAACCAATAATATCTTTTACTCTTTTTCAGTAAAACTACCTGAGGTCGCATTTTACGACTTTAGACAATCAGCCGAAAATTACGCTCTTATCTGAGCAATAGCAAAAACATTAGGACAAGGAACTTTTCACTAGTCCTCAACTATCGGAAATTTAGTAAAGTTCATATCATTCATAAGGGATTATTTGGAAGTGAAGCCTATGGTATAAATATCTAAACTATTTTAGACAACTCTAAAAATTAACCCTCCCCCGTATCTTTTCATAGGGAAACCACACACATAGGTCTCATCTTATATCAAAACCCAATTTTGAAAATTTTTATATAGGGGGGGTCAAAACACTAAAACATTGATATAATCACGTTTATAGGCAAAAAAAGGGAGAATCACTTCCCTTTCTTGCCTTTTTTTACGTCGTTTTAGCACTAATGATCTTTGGTAGCGTATCTCGCAAATAGATTTAGCTTATTTCTCTCATTTATGGTGTATAACTTTTGGGGGTCAATTATGCTTGTTATTCCTATGGTTGAGCGATTTTGTCTCAGAAAAAAAGTTTTGAAAATTGGTCTGTGGCATAAGCTGAGACCTATGTGTGTGCTTTTCCTAGTATTAGTATGGGGGGGAGGGTGTTTAAAAAATAATCTAATCATTGGAGCTTATCGCAAAAATATTATAGATTAATAATGTAAATCAATCACAGAAGCTCACGGTTTAATCGCTGTGAGTTTTTTTTATTGTCTAATAATAATTTATATTCAATCAACCTCACCCGCGTGCTGTGCTTGTTCTGTGGCTTTCTTTATAATCTCTTTCACTTGCTTAATGGTTGGGTTCGTGTGGTTTCTAACAGTACATTCGTTTAACAGATAAAGACTTGCAACCTCTGATAGTGTCAAGCGTTCCATGTATCTAAGCCTGATCATCTCTAGGTCATCATCACTCAATGAATCAAACAGCTCTGTCATTGCGTTGAATATAAAGCGTTGTGGTGTGAGTTGGTCTGTGCTGTCTATCCTATCTGTCCATGGCTCCATAACTCCCGAAAGATATAATCTGATATTAAACTCTAGTTCATTCATAATATAATCCTCCAAACAAAAAAGCACCCCCACAATTAGAGATACTTTCCTGCACTATTATACCATGCGCATCTCTGCGTCTTTTGATAAGACTATTATATCATGCTTTAGATATAATTTCCTTAGCTTTCTTCATGACCTTACCTGTCTTAGCTGTAATCTGATAAGCTAATAATCCTGTACGTTTTGTAGTCTCTGCAACACTTAATAGTTCAACGTACCTCAAACATAGTAATGCTATGCTGTCAGTATCGACTGAATCAAATAGCTCATCAAGATTATCTAATAGTTTTAGAAGTCTTGGTAAGTTGCCTGGATCAGCTCCTATCTTTTCAATATAAGATTTTCTGCTTTGAGCGCTTAGGTATAGCGTTCCTCTAAGATACCACCTTACAACATCTTGAGGTCTCCCCCAATAATATCTAACCATCTATTTTATATCCTTTCGTGCTATATTATAAATTCCTAGCGAGTAGGTGTTTTTGCGGTAACATAGTAACAAAGTGCTACAAATGGCTTAACCATAAGGTTAAAGCTGTAACTTATAACAGTAACGTGTTACCGATTTTCAGTAACATTTTTATTTTTTTGACATTACGGTTTATGAAAGTTGCTACTGAGCTGCCAAATGTTGAAACGTTACAACATTTAGGGAATGCTGCTTTATATTTAATCACTCAGTTACCCGAAGAAGAACGCTCACAACCGCACGAAACAGCAAAAGGTGAAACTAAAACGCCTGATGAAACGATAAATACCTAGCCAATAAAGACTAGGTTTTTTTATTATAATCTAATCACTTAATCCGTCAAGATAAGCTCTTACTTTTTCTTTATACTTTCGTGTACGCTCGTCTTCAAATTGTTTGATAGAACGAGTGACATTGATAGAAGTATCATCATAAGCTGGTTTACTTACTACGCTTATTTCGCCTAATGTTTGAAGTTGGTTGATTGTTCGGATAGGTTTACTTGCTCCTTGTTGCCATGAATCGCCACCGTCTGCCACGACAAACTCGAAATTATGGATGATTAAACTCTTATCGGCGTGGAGTATAATAGCTAGGATAATTTGTAATCAATCCCTCCTCAAGCAAATATTCCATCAATTCATGTTGAAAAGTAGAACTAATCAACCGAGCCATTCTAAAGTAATAAAAGTTTTTGGCTTCAACTAACGGATGGAGGGAATTACCAACGGACTGATCATAATTATTTTCTTTCAAATAGTTCACAATCTCAATGGCTTTATTTCGAGATTCTTCCACTTCTTTACCATAAGCCTTTAATTTTCGTTTTAAAGAATTATCAATTAATCCCTCAATCAATTGAGATTCTGTTGTACTCAAGTGTTCTTGCGAGCGATTAGCCTCAGCTCTAATAGAATAACTGGTTTCTTCATTATTCCAGAATTGATGAAGTGCTTCTTTTTGTTTGGTAAGATGTTCCGTCAGTTCATCAAGTAAAACACGAGCATCTCGTTCTTTAGCCATTTGTGCAAGGGTCGCATCAATATCAGGCTGTTGTTTATCTACTTTCATATTCTCAAGTTTTGTGCTTAACTCATTGACTAAGGCTTGCGTTTTTTCAACGGCTTGAACCAGAGGAATTGATTGTGCTTTTAATTCTTTTGTTTTTTCTTCAATATGACGAATGTCCATTATTATTTCTCCTTATGATTAGTTGTTGTAGGTGTAGCTGCAGTATTGATATTTCCTTTTTGATCTGAGATCGCTGTAAATGAACCTGCCACAAAGGCTTCTGTATCCGTAAGCTGAACATCAAAGCGGTCAATCACACGAATTTTTGTCGTATCGGTTTCAAATGCACCCCCTCCGATATTGGTTGGGAGTAGTGACAGGTTTTCACGATCAAATAAAGTCATGGCTTGTTTAAAGTCGCCATAATAGAGCGGATAAAGCGGACTGCTTGTTTCTCCACCACTTGGAAGCCAATGGTCACTGATTTCAACGACTCGTTTTCCTTTGATTAAATAGCGATCAGGTTGAACGGGGTCAGGTTGTAACAAATAATTCCCTAACGCATCTTTAACTAAAGTAAGTTGGTTGAGTCCGCTCGTGTTGGTAATTAAAATAGAAGTTGCTTTAATTGCTGGATCGACTGCCGTATTAATCATAGTGATAATATCATCAAAAGTAGAGAGGGCTGGTTTTTTAGGAGCTGCTTGCATGAGTGAGATGATTTCTTTATTACGAGAAACGACGACTTTCTTAGCAATCCAGCCCGTCAACCATGACATAATGTTTTCAGCACTATCTTTAAGTAAGGAATTGGTCGCTGTTGTGATCCCTCCGTAGCGTCCAATCTGATACTTAACAAGTTTAAGATTGGGATCGTCATTGGCTCCAATGGTTTCATCTTCGCTATCTAATTTTGTAAGTGGGGTAATATTTGTCCATTTCTCATAAACACGAGAACCTGAGGCTGTAGTTACATTTTCAACATTGACATATTGTTCCATCACATCATATTGGCGTTTCAAGACATTAATCGAAGTTCTTAAATCTTGGGGAATGGTTAAGCCAGCCGCTTCGCCTGATTCATCTTTAGAGGAAGTGACTAGATTTGTGATTTTAGAATCGC